TCCTACTGTTCGTTTAGGTGCATCTGCCGCTTTACCTGGAATTGGTTCATTATCTGATTATTTAGGTATTCCTTGTCCTGTTTTGTTTAATCCTGCTGTAGATCTATCCGCTTTACCTTATGCGGCTTATCAACGTGTTTATAATGATTATTATAGAGACCAAAATTTAATTACTGCTGCAACGGATACTGTTGCGGATGGAAATAATCCTACTGCTTCATTACTTTCCTTACGTAAAAGAGCTTGGCAACACGATTATTTTACATCTGCTTTACCTTGGACTCAAAAAGGTCCTGAGGCTACTATTCCTATTGGTAATATTGATACTTTAAAATTAGACTCTGGCGGTAATCTTGATGCCACTCCAGTTTCTACAGGTGTTGGTCGTTGGTTTACAGATCCTATAACTACATCTGCTTCTTTAGAAGGTTTCAACGGTACCTCCTGGGAATCTGCTTTTTTAGAAGCCCAAGCTACCTCTATTATTGATTTGAGACGTGCCTTTAAATTACAAGAATGGTTAGAAAAAAATGCTCGAGGTGGATCTCGTTATATTGAATCTATTTTAGTTCATTTTGGTGTACAGTCTTCTGACGCCAGGTTACAAAGACCTGAATTCCTTGGTGGTGGTTCTTCTCCTGTCACTATATCTGAAGTTTTACAAACTTCTTCTACATCTGCTGAACCTACTCCTCAAGGAAATTTAGCTGGTCACGGTATTTCTGCAGGCGCTAATAATTCATTTTCTTATAGATGTGAAGAACATGGTTACATTATTGGAATTATGTCTGTTATGCCTAAATCTGCTTATTTTCAAGGTATTAATAAACATTTTCTTAAAAATGATAAATTTGATTTTTATTGGCCATCTTTTGCTCATATTGGAGAACAGCCTATTGATAACATTGAATTATATGTTGATACAAGTGCGTCAGGATCAAATAACTTAACTTTTGGTTATACTCCTAGATATGCTGAATATAAATTCATTAATTCATCTGTTCATGGTGAATTCAGAACTACTTTAGATTTTTGGCATATGTCTAGAAAATTCAGTGCTTTACCTGCTTTAAATTCAACTTTTATTGAAATGGATGATGCAGATGTTGCTCGTTGTTTTGCTGTTACTGGTTCTGAAAAATTGTATTGTCATATGTATCATAGAGTAAAAGCTACTAGAAAAATGCCTTACTTTGGTAGTCCTAGATTATAATTATTAACTTAAATTTCATATTATGAGAAAATCATTTCACTCTAAATCACGTTACAGACGTGGTTCAATCTTTAAAAGACGTGTTCGTTTACAAAAGAGAAAACATAGACGTTACAACTCGTATAGAATTGCACGAGGTGGCATTCGTTTATAATGTGCATTACACCTTTGACTATTGTACGCAAATATAATACTATTAATGGGCAGACAACTGCGGTTGTTCCTTGTGGCAAATGTGTAGAATGTTTACAACGTCGTTCTAACGGTTGGGCGTTTCGACTAGATAGAGAATTAAAATTTTCGGTTTCGTCTGCATTTCTAACGCTCACGTATGAGTCTGTCCCTTTAACTAAGAATAATTTGCCTACTCTAAACAAAAAGGACTTTCAATTATTTATGAAACGTCTACGTAAGAAATTAGGTTCAAAAATTAAATTAAAATATTATGCTGTCGGAGAATATGGTTCACGGACCTTACGTCCTCATTATCACGCTATTATGTTTAACCTTCCTCAAATATATCTTAAAGATAGTTCACTACTTCATAAAATTTGGGGTCTTGGTCATATTCATATTGGTGATGTCAATATTGCTTCTATTAAATATGTTACCAATTACATAACTAAAGGTAATGATTACCGTTTACCTGACTATATTGATTATTCAACTGGTGAAGTATTAGAAGACGACCGTTTACGTGAATTCTCTTTAATGTCTAAAAAATTAGGTATATCTTATTTATCACCTCAAATGGTTAAATTTCATAAAGAAAATTTAATTGGTTGTGTTACATTACCTGGTGGTGTTTTACAAGGTCTTCCTAGATATTTTAAGGATAAATTGTTTACACGTGAAGAAAAAGCTACTATTGTTAATGAATATAAAACTATTCTTAATTTAAAACCTGACCCTTATATTGAGAATCCTGCACTTGAAATTGATTTTATTAAAAGTAAAATTAATATATCTAAAAAATTATTAAAACAAAAACGAATAAAAGTATGAAAGCAAAATTTCGAAGACAATTTGACCCTTTGTATAAAGGTACTTCTGTCGATAAAAAACCTGGAAAATCTCTGACTAGACCCGATATGTCTATGTCTATTCCTGAATTGTTACTAAATCATTCACGTGGACTTGGTCTTGGTGACCATACTAATAATGGTGAATATTTTGACGTTGAAATACCTCGATTTGACGATATTACAGATGAGATTGCTTATAAACAAGAATTAAGACAACGACTCCAGGACTTAGATGATAAATATAAATCTGAAAAACTTAATTATGAAAAATCAAAAGATAAATCAGAAGAAGAATCTAAAAATACCTCTAAAACGGAAAATAAAGAGGAATCCTGAACCTTTATTAATTAATGGTACTTTTATATACCCCGGTGACCAAATACCCCTTTATCATCCTCTAGAAGGAATGTAATAAAAATTTCAAACATTAAAATGGCGAGAATTTATTTCTCGCTTTTTTTATGTTTTGGAGCGAAGCGGACTGCGTTCCTATACTCTTTCACGAAGTGAAAATGCAATAATACCTACTTGTTATATTATTGCTAATTGACACCTTACTGAAAATCAACAACTTACGAACCGGTTTAATGAGTGTGCGAAGCTAAACGATTACTCAAGGTTCATACGTTTGTATTTTCGTTTGGTCAATTGGTTAAAAATTACTACATTAGCTCTTATTAATCTTAAAAATTACACACTATGTCACAAAAAACACAAATGAAAACGGAAACAGAACGTAAACAACGTTATTTAGTTGAAAAAAATGCATTACATTTTGCCGTAGAAGTACATCAAGTACTAGACCTTGTTCGATATAATTTAATCGACTTACCAAGTTTAACTGACCGAGTTAATGAGCTTGTCAGTATATATCATTCGGATAATTTAAAATCATCTTAATATATGTTACCTGCTGTTGGTGGTGCACTTATTGGTGCTGGTGGTTCTATCGTTTCTAATTTGTTATCAAATTCAGGAAATCGTAGAGCACAAAAATATGCCGCTCAAAAGAATGTTGAATTTTGGCGTATGCAAAATGCATATAACCATCCCTCTGCTCAAATGGCCCGTTTAAAAGAAGCGGGCCTTAATCCAAATTTAATTTATGGTACTTCGCCCTCCTCTGCTGTTGGCAATTCAGGAGATATTTCTCCTTACAAAGCACCTGAGTACAAATTTGATAATCCTTTACGTGATATTCATAATGTTGCGGACCTTAAACGTACTAATGCGCAAACTAATAATCTTCAAACTCAAAATGAGGTACTTGCACAAGATGCTTTATTGCGTTCTGCACAGTTTGCTGGTCAAGGTATTCAAAATGCTAAGTCTAAATTAGATTATAAATTAAATTCTGAATTGTATAAAACTTCTTTAGAATACCAAAAGGAGTCGCTTAGAAATTTACAACAATCTACTATTGGTTCTCAACTAGATAATTCTTTTAAGGACCGGTCACTTAAAGATAGACTAAAATCTATATATTATCAAGCTCAACTTGCTCCTGAGCTTTATGAAGGTCAAAAACTTCAAAATCAAATTAAAAAGTTTGAAGTTGAATTGAATCGTCTTGGTATTACTAAAAGTGATGAATGGTATTGGCGTATTATGGAAAAAGCTGTTAGATCAGGAGTTGTTAAACCTTTAAAAAATTAATTATGTCAAAATCTATTTTTACACAAGTTAGTGGTAAAAAACCTGCTACTAATACTTTTAATTTATCACACGATAGAAAATTTAGTTTAAAATTCGGTGAATTGATTCCTTGCTTTGTTATGGATACTTTACCTGGTGATAAGATTACTATGTCCACTTCTCAAATGTTGAGATTTGCCCCTCTTGTTGCTCCTGTTATGCACGAAGTAAATGTATATACGCATTTCTTTTTTGTTCCTAATCGTATTTTATGGAATAATTGGGAAAACTTTATAACTGGTGGTGAAGACGGTACTTCCGCTCCTGTTTTTCCTACTGTTCGTTTAGGTGCATCTGCCGCTTTACCTGGAATTGGTTCATTATCTGATTATTTAGGTATTCCTTGTCCTGTTTTGTTTAATCCTGCTGTAGATCGTGACTGGGAAAC